TGGTAAAATACTTTATGCAGTCTAAAAAAAAAACACTAAAGCAGTTTTCGGAAAAGCAGAAAAGGAGCTGGTGGAATGAGCATAACGCACTCTTGACAAGCGATGAGAAAATGTTTTTAGTATTTACAAGAAAATTATTACGAAGTCAAGAAGATAGAATCAAAGACGGATTAGAATCAGACCTTACTGGGAGAAGTTTTAAAAAAGCAATTCCAGAATTGGTTAACTGGGACGTAGAGAACAGGATATTTTTTGAGCTTGCTATGCCAGTCTTTACAGATATAACAGCACGTAGAGGAAAAAGGGCAAGCGAGTTGATAGGCTCAAAGTTTGAGTTAACGGAGGGGGTTGTTCTAAAGATTAGAGATGAGTCAATGGAGTTTGCCAGCTATGTTAATGAAACCACTAAAAAGAAACTAAAGAAAACATTAGGCGAGGGTATCACTGCTGGCGAGGGCGTTTCAGAACTTTCAGACAGGGTTACAACTGTTTTCAAGACGAGGCTAAAATACGAATCAGAACGGATTGCCAGAACAGAAGTAATGAAAGCTTCCAACTCTGCGGAATTAGAATCGTATAAACAAAGTGGGGTCATAGAAAAAAAAGAATGGCTTGCCGAGCCAGACGCCTGCGAGGTATGTAGCAATTTAAACGGAGAAGTGGTAGGATTAAAGAAATCCTTTAGCGAGGGGTTCGATTATCCGCCTGCACATCCTAATTGTCGTTGCACAATCTTGCCGGTTATTTAATTCATTGATATTAAAATTATAAAACATACTAAGGTTAAATTATGATAAACAAATTATTAGAAGCAAAAGTTAAATCTATCGATTCAGAGAACGGAACTTTTGAGGTTATTGCTTCGTCTGGCAAGGTGGACAGATTAGGCGATACGATAGACCCAAAAGGTTGGTATCTAAAGAATTATAAGAAAAATCCAGTTATGCTATGGTCACACAGCACAGGTGGAATGTTTGGCGGGACAGCAATACCGCCAGTAGCGAAAGCCACAAAGATATGGGTTGATGATGACAAAGAGTTAAAGTTAAAAGGACAATGGGCTGACACGCCCTTTGCACAAGAACTAAAGACACTGGTTGAGGGCGGATTTTTAAATGCAGTTAGTGTCGGGTTCTTGCCATTAGTAGAAGATAAAAAAGGAGACATTGAAATGGAAAGCAAAATGTATAGGCGAGCAACCGAAAAAGAAACTTCAAAAGGGATATATGATAATGAGTATGGAGAAAGCTTTACGAAGCAGGAATTGTTAGAGGTCAGCTGGGTCAGCGTTCCCGCATTGCCTCAGGCTCTTATATCAGCGAAAGAAATGAAACTCGGGTTAATAACTAAGGCGTTAGAGAGCGAGATTAAACAAATACCAGAAGATGAGCCAGAATCAGAAACAGATGAAAAAACAGAAGACGTTAGTCTTGAGAAAAGAATATCACAATTGGAGAAAGTTATTAGTAGTCTGACGGAGATTAAAAATCCCAAAGACGCTACTCCAAAAGTAGATACTAAAGGTCGCAACTCATTTGTTAAACAGAAAAGCAAGAAGTCCGAAACGGAACGACTGCTGATTATGTTCGACAAGATGATAGAGACATTATTAAGAAAACTAAGGCAATAGAAAATGAAAATAAAAAAGAAAAACACAGAAGAAGAGGAGAACGAGGCAACTGAAGTAGAAGAAGAAGAAACTGAAGAAGTTGAAGCAGAAAAAGACGAACAGGCAGAGGAAAAACTTAATACATTACTTGACGGCAAAATGGACAAGCTCGTTAAAGCTATCAAGGAGACTCCAGCTGAAACCAAAATAATTAGTAAAGAGGTTGCAGTCGAAAAATCCGTATTAGAGTTAGATCCCTATATGAGGAAACTCAAACCTTTCGTTAAACTTTCTGGCGAAATGAAAAATTTTGTTTCGGGTATTAGAGAATTAGCCAAGACTGGAATAGTATCTAATACAAAAGCCCTTCAAGAAAGTGATGACACATCTGGTGGATTTCTCGTTCCTGAGGAATTCCGAGCAGAGGTTATCAGATTCGCTACAGAAGTTGCAGTTGTCAGACCAAGAGCAAGAGTTATCCCAATGAAAAGCAACTCATTGACACTTCCTAAATTAGACCAATCAAACTACAAGTTTGCTGGTATTGATATTCACTGGGAAGGCGACGAGGGTGACTTGAAAGAAGAAAGCCAACCAAAGTTTGGTAGAATCACATTAAAGCTCGGCAAGATGATTGGACTTTGTCCAGTATCAGATGACCTTTTGAGCGATTCAGCTATTAACTTGGCTAACTTTTTAGTCGGTATTTTTGGAGAAGCAATTGCTTATGAAGAAGACAAACAATTCTTGACAGGAAATGGAATGAAAAAGCCTTTAGGTATTGTCGAGTGCGGAACTTCAAGAGCCAGAACTGGTGCAGGTTGTATCGTATATGAAGATTTAAAACATATGATAGAAGACTTACCAGCTTGGGCAGAGGGAGGCGCAACTTGGATGCTTACCAAAGCTGCTTTAACAGAAATCCTCGATATCAAAAGCGGTATCTACACAGGTGCTGCGGTTGACCAGACAGAGGGCTTTCCATTATTCCTTCCGGGCTTTAGCATAGCAGCAGGAATTCCTAAAACCATTTTAGGTTTTCCATATCTGTTAACCGACAAATTGCCAGCAGTAGGAAATAAAGGAGACATAATCCTTGGAAATCTTTCTGCTTACTATGTCGGAGACAAGGGAGGTTTAGCTGTTGCTTCATCAATACACGACAGGTTCAGATACGATGAAACAACTTTCAGATTTGTCAAGAGAGTCGACGGACAGTGTGCTTTGAGCAATGCCTTTGTAATTCTTGATGACGCTTAATCTTAATCTAAGTAAAAACATATGAATTCAAAAGACTTATTGAACAATTCAACCTTAGTAGCATTTATTCCCGCCGAAGAATTGGCTGTAGCAGTTGAGTCAGGAGCTATAACCGATTTAGACGGAATGGGGAGAAAGATATTGATGTCAGTTAATGCAGGAGTGCCTGCAGCTGGCGGAACTGCCAATTTGGTAGTGTGGGAAAGCAATATGGCTACTTTTACAGACCCAGTAGGAGATGAGGTTCTTGACGCCGCTGGCATAGATATTAGTCAGAAGACTATGACTTTGCACGCCACAGACGGAGTGGGTTATCCGCTATACGATTTCGATATGATTTTAACAGCAGGAGAAATCGTTACTGTGACTGAAAGAGTCGGAGATTTATGCTACATCAGAAGAGCGCAAAGAGGAACGACCGCTACTGTTCACGCTGGAGGCGCAACTTCAAGATTGAGTCCACGAACACTACACACTTTCGCTGAAATAACCGCTACTTCTTTGGTAGAGGCTGACTTAGCACCTAATAGTAGGTATGTCAGGGTTTTAGCAACCGTAGCTGTTGATGTATTCACGCTTGGGGTAACTGGAATAATTTACTTAGAAAGAGAGATACCGTCAGGAATATAACGAAGAAAATAAAATGGCACACACAAGAGTAAGACAATCCAAAGCTGGAGAAAAGACAGAAAAGAAAAAAAAAGACAAAAAGCAAAAGTAAACATTCCGAAAGGTTTGTATCTTAACAGGGAAATACAAACTTCACATTTTAACTTAAGCTCTTGATTATAACTTACGAGAGCTTAACCCTGTAAAAAGCTGAAATTATTAGTCGATATTTTCAGATAAAACAACTTAACTAAGATTTACTATTATGGCTGCAACAGTGCAAATAGCCGAGTTCAACACAGCCGGCGAAACAAAAACTGCCAATATTACTAACACCAATATGGGTAGCACGGACGCTGTTAATCTTGACCCAGTAGCTTACCCTGTAACTCCGGGCGACTACACTTATGAGAAATGGCAAAAAGTAGAAGTTACTGCAATGGGAGGTTCTTCATCGATTGACAATCTTAAGATTTGGAGAACAGGTGCGTTAGGCGGTTCGGCTGCACATTTAACCAACGCCAGAGAAACTTCTTATGGTGGCGCAGAAACATTTGCTACTCCATTAGTAACTGTATCTACTTTAGCTGACCAAACAATGCCTTCAAGCGAACCAACAGACGCTAACTTAGGAATAGGAGGGAGCTTAACAGGTGCTTTATCCGCTGCTGGTCTATCAGATTACTTAATTCACCAAATCGGAACTGACGCTGGTGATGTTGCTGGTTCAACCTCCACAATGAACTATCAATACGACGAAACAGCATAGATATGTCAACAAAAGTAATTTGCGGTGCGTGCGGAAAAGAGTTTACAACTAACGCAGGGTATTTAAAACATAAATGTTCCAAGACTGGTTTTAATCCTACGCAGGTAGAACACTTTGACGCACTCACGAACGGAAGATTTTCTCTACAAAGTCAAGCTGCTCTCGCTCGTGGAGAAGCCAGAAAAAAGGCTGCGAAATAGCTTGGTAAAAAACTTAATAAGCAATTATGCTTAATACTTCTAAAGAGTATTTAACTACTGGGTTCTTAAGACCCCCACTTGAGTCCCAGTTCCGAACACTGGGGCTTTAATTTTATGGAAAAATATAAATACAAAAACGAAAAAGGAGAAATAGAAACAATTGATATTGAACGCTGGGCGTGGGGTGTAGTTTATGAAGATGACACAGAGCTACATCAATTCGATAAAGACGGGAACTTTCACAGACTGGCGGAAATAAAACAAGACAGAGTCAAATTGTTTGTTATGTATAAAACAGATGAGTCGGAAAAACGATATGACATTGTAATGCCAAAAGACGCAAGGATAATACACAAATACAGGAACATTAGACCTTATTATTCAGATGAGTTTATAAAGGTTTATATGTTCGGATACAGAACAGGCAAAAAAGAATTTGAGTATCACTATCATTTCATTTTACCAGATGACAGAATGGTAATTTCAAGTCAAGACAACATAGATTTGTCTCTATTCGAGTTAAACAGAAAATAATTAAAACTTATTATGATAAATTTTACAGGAACAGAGATAGTAGAGTTACTAATTAACAAAGGTTATCTTACCGAAGGAC